CTGACGGTACGGCACAACTGACTTATTCTGGCCCTGCGGAAATTATTCCGTTTGCCACCTTGTCCAGCGGCACAACCTTGGACATCTTGAACGTAAACATTTACTGGGGCAACAGCCGCATACCCTTGCGCTATCTGCCTTGGTCAAACTTCAACGCACAACTGCGCTACTGGCAAAACTATGTAGGCAGACCCGTGTGTTTTTCTGTCTACGGTCAGCAACAGATTTACATTGGCCCTGTCCCCGACCAGGCTTATGTTGTTGAGATTGACAGCACCATTTTGCCGACTGCTCTGAGTCTGAACACGCCCAATGCTGTTGACCCTATCCAAGACCCTTACACCACCCCTGTGGCTTTCTATGCGGCTTATAAAGCCAAGTACAAGGAACAGAGCTATGGTGAGGCTGAACTCTACAAACAAGAATACATTAAGCATGTACAGGCAGTGCTCAACTCTGTCTATACAAGGCGCATCCCTGACCCCTACACCACGTTCTAATCATGGCAGCAGCAGAACAAAAAAAGTCTTATGCTGTCATTAAGAACTTTAAAGGTCTAAACACCAAGGCCAACAGGACAGCTATTGATGAGGAAGAGTTCTCATGGATTGAGAACGCTATGCCTATCGGCTTTGGCAACATCAAAATTGTCCAATCTCAGTCTGCTGTTGTTGATTCTGGCAATACTGCGGTCACGTTTGGCAATGTAGTCACTACTCTGACCAGTTGTAATCTGGGCTTGTCTGACTACATTTTGGCGTTTGAAGCCAACGGACGGGGTGAGTATTTCAAAATTGATGCGGCAACAAAAGGCAATGTGGCTATCACAGGTACATTTTCTTCTGCCAATGTCTCCACCGCACAGTGGAAAAACGAATTTGTATTCATAGGTGACCCTGACAAAGGCTTGTACACATGGAACGGCACTGACTTGCTGTCTGTGGGCGGTGTAGGTTCTGTAGGCATCACAAACAGGGGTTCTGGTTATACATCTGCGCCAGCAGTGACTATCTCAGCCCCTAACCAAACAAACGGTGTTCAGGCAACAGCTACGGCAACCATCACAGCCAATGTTGTTTCCTCCATTTCTATCACCAACGGTGGTAGCGGATATACCTCTGCCCCAACTGTGACTATTACAGGCGGGGGAGGTAGCGGTGCAACTGCTATTGCCCAGGTTTTGACTTTTACCAAAGGTGCACTTGTTATTTCTGTGACAAATGGCGGGTCTGGCTACAACCCGTCTTCCCCTCCTGCTGTCACTATCACAAGCGGAGGTGGTGCAAATGCCGCAGGTACAGCTATCGTGACAGGCAATGCCATCACATCTGTCATCATGACCAACGTGGGCAACAACTACACCTCTGTGCCCTCTGTCAGCATTGCTGCACCCCCGACACCCACAGGCAACACAACAGCAACAGCCATAGGTGTGCCTAATCTTGACTCAATTGTCAGCGTGGCGACATTCTCAGGGCGTGTCTGGGTGGCTACAGGGCGCACGGTGACTTATTCGTCTGCTGTCAGCCCCTACGACTTTGTGTCTGTGTCTGCTGGCTCTATCACCCTGTCTGACTCCACCTTGCACGGCAACATTCAGTATCTGATGTCTGCCAACAATTTCTTGTATGTGTATGGTGAGGACAGCATCAACGTGTTTTCAGATGTGCGGGTGACCACCACAGGCTCAACCCTGTTCACCAACACCAACGTGTCTGCCTCTGTCGGTAGCAAGCTGAAATATGCGGTCTTTCCATACTTCCGCTCCGTGTTGTTTATGAACAACTATGGTGTGTATGCTCTTGTGGGTTCTACAACCAGCAAGATTTCTGACCCGCTGGACGGTATCTTCCCCTACATCGACTTCACCTTGCCTGTCACTGGCGGTCAGGTGTTGCTCAACAACATTCTGTGTGCGGCATTTAACTTTTACCTTAACAGCAGTTTCCCGATTGCCACAGGTTCAAGATATGTCCAGGCTATTTTCTTTGAAAAGAAGTGGTTTATCACCTATCAGGGAGTGCTGACATACGTTACATCTGCCCCTGTTGGTGGTTTAATCAACTTATATGGGGTGACAGGAACGGCTTTGTACAAGCTGTATGCCTCGTCTACAGCAAACATATCCAGCGAAATTCAGACGGCTCTTTCTCCCATGAAAGACCCAATCCGTACCAAGCAAGCCCTGAAGTTTGGAGTGGAAGCAACACTCACCACCCCTGCCACATTCAATGTGACAGTGGACAGTGAGTATGGAAGCAGTCCTGTGTATTCATTGAGCAACACGGGTATTGATTGGGTAAACAATAGTGGCGTTGTTGTCACTTGGAAAAATACGTTTGGGACAGTTATTCCTTGGGTTACTTCTAAGGGATATAACTTGTACAAGTCAGATGCACAGCAATATGGTAAGTATTTGGGATTGACCATCACTTCCAATAATGCCGCATTTATTGTGAACACAATTGAGTTTGAACATGAATTGAGAGTGAGGTTCTAAATGTCAGTACCGTATACCTTCCAATCTGCAACAGGGTCTATACCCCTGTCTCAGCTTGACACCAACTTTTCTACTGCAATCACGATTGGTAACACGGCTGTTGTGCTTGGTGATTCTATCACCACTATCAACAATCTGAGCCTTGCCAATGTAGCCATCACAAGCGTTTCTACTGCTTTCCCTAACGGATATTTGGCAAACAGCAATGTGATTGTGGGTACAACCACACTGACTCTTGGTAGTACAGTAACGTCTATCAACGGTTTAAGTTTGTCTAACGTCACTATTAGTAGCGGCAATGTAACCATTTCAAACGTCACAACAACCAATGTTTCTGCAACTACTGCCAACGTCAGTGGTACTGCTAACGTGTCTAGCCTTGTTGTGCTTACCAACGAAACAGTCCTAGGCAATACTGCTGTTACTGGTAATGTCACAGCAAGCATTAATGTAACTGGTGCAAAGTTGATTCCTACAGGCACATCTGTTACTGGTAATGGTTTGTATCTTCCTGCGGCAAATGCACTTGGATTGTCTACCAACGGCACAAATGCTGTTTATATAGATGCAAGTCAGAATGTGGGGATTGGCACTGCTTCGCCAAGTTATCGGTTGGATGTAGCAGCCACAACAGCCGTTGTACAGATGGATTCATCAGGGGGAACTGCTGGTGCTGCTGTTACTCGATACAAAGCTAGCAACAGAACTTGGGTAACTGGCGTTAATGCCACAGACGGTACTGGCACATATACAATTTATGACGTTACCGCATCGGCAGAACGTATGCGTATCGACTCCAGCGGTAACTTAACGATTGGTGGGACAACTTCCGTAAGCAGAATAACTTCATATGGCACTACTGCCTATAGCGGCTATTCTTCTGCTATTGGTGCATGGGCTTCAGCAAATTACAATTCAGCATCATCAGGTCAACTTCTTGGAATTTTGTCCCAATTTACTGGGTACGCACCAAATGACGCAACTTCACAATTTTTTTATGGACTTGATACTGGAGGTTTAAGATTTGCAGTAAAAGGTAATGGTGGAATTTCTAATTATTCAGCAAACAACACTAATTTATCTGACCGAAGAGAAAAAACAAACTTTGCTCCAGCAGGTGATTACCTAGCAAAGATATGCGCCATTCCTGTTCAGACATTCAACTACATCGACCAAAATCTTGAAGAAGATGATGGCTTGACTTTAGGTGTTGTTGCTCAAGATGTTCAAGCTGTTGCGCCTGAGTTGGTGATTGAATCAAATTGGGGGACTATTGAAGAACCCAGAATGCGTTTGTCAATCTATCAAACGGACTTGCAATATGCGTTAATGAAGTGCATCCAAGAACAGCAAGCCCTCATCACAGCCCTGACAGCACGAATCACAGCACTGGAAGCAAAATGATTGATGATTTAGAAACAGAATTTGCCGTACATGAGGCTATTTGCGCCCAACGGTATGAATCCATCCAAAAGACATTGGCTGATGGGGACAAGCGCATGACCAAGATTGAGTATTTGTTGTACGCAGTCATGGTCTGTGTATTGTTTGGCCCTGGTGTAGCTGGCGAGTTTGTCAAGAAATTGTTGGGTATTTAAATGAACATGGAAGCACTCTCCTATGTAAAGTTCGGTGACAAAGACGGACTTGGAGAGTTCTTGTTTGAAAACGGTGTGCAGCACCAGTTGTTCTACGAAATCTTGGGTGACCAAGGTATTGCAGTGCAGAAGTATCCGTTAACAGATGCTGATATTTCTAACCTTGATGATTGGTTGTATGTGCATAACCAAGAGCATCAGAGGCTGGCAAGCATCTTAGGATTGGATAATCCTTTTCAGTTGCTCGACAGTGATTGGAATGTGGAAGAAGATTTTTACGATTGGATTGGTGTACACCAGACCATTCATCAACAAATAGCTTCGGCTTTGGGAGTTTGATATGCCTCGTATTGGAGTCGGTAAAAGTCCAAAAACAATTGCACAGCAACAAGCTGCTGCTCAAAAAACATTTAATGACTCTGCTAATGCAAGAGCATCTCAAGTTGGTATAACTTTACCTGCAAATTTTTATCAGTTATCTCTTAACCAATCTCAAAAAAGTGCGGGTATAGCAAAATATACAGGTGCTAATTATGTTGATTCTTATGCGTCAAACAAGTCTTCATTTTTACAAAATGCTGTAAAAAATGCTACCTATGATTATGCGTGGTTGGCTTATGGTAGAACTACACCAGACGCAGGTGCAGAAACCCGATTAAAAAATGCAGTAACTGCCGCTGCTCAAGGTGGTGTTCCTGTTTCATCTATAAATTCTTCTGTAGATGCAGGTAAAAATGCGTGGGGAAGTTATATAGGTGGCGCTGAAAGTGCCATAGACAGAATTGCTGGATATGCCGCACCTATTGCGATGGCTTATTTTTTGCCACAAATAGGCTCTTCATTAGGTAGTGCTTTATTAAATTCTGGTGTTATTACATCAACAGCAACAGCAAATGCGGTTGGTACAGCTTTGGCTTCTATATCTGTACAGACTGCCCAAGGTGTACCATTTGAAGATGCGTTAAAAAATGCCACGGTCAATGCAGTTGTAAGCACAGGCGCACCTTCTGTTGCAACAGAAATAAATAATATTGTTAAAATTCCCGCTGTTTCAGACGCTATTGTTTCTGCTGGTGCTTCTGCTTTAAAGACCGTAGCTACAGGTGGTTCTGCGGAAGATATGCAAAAGAACATTCTTGGTGCTATTGCTGGCTCTGCCGCCGCTTCTGCAACAGACAACAGAGTTGTTGGTAGCACCGTAGGTGGTGCTGTTACTGGTGGTACTGCTGGTGCTTTATCTGGTGCTGCGGGTGAATATGCTGCACAATCT